CCTTCTATTACTATCGAATAAATATTCTCATATAAAATGGAGGTCAAAATTGGCAACATATCCAGTAGTGAATAAAGTCACTGGTGAACAAAAAGAAGTAACAATGTCTGTTACTGAATGGGACCAGTGGAAAACGGAAAATCCTGACTGGACTAGGGATTGGTCAGATCCATCAACTTGCCCTTCATCAGGTGAAGTTGGTGAGGTATATGACCGTCTCAAAAAGTCTCATCCAGGGTGGAACGATGTTCTTGCTAAAGCTAGCAAGGCACCAGGTTCAAAAGTAAAACCAATCTAATTTTATATGGCAAGAAGGAAAAGAGAAGATCAACCTATTGGCGTTGGAATGACTGCTAAGCAAATGAAAAGAAAAAAACCGATTAGTATGGATCTAATGAGAGTCATTGATCCTCTCACAGATAATCAGAAAACATTATTTGATGCTTATAAAAAAGAAAAACATTTAGTTGCTTATGGTTGTGCGGGTACAGGTAAAACCTTTATCACACTTTACAATGCTCTCAGGGATGTATTAGACGAAAGAAGTCCTTATGATAAAATTTACATCGTAAGGTCTCTGGTTGCCACTCGTGAAATTGGTTTCCTTCCCGGAGACCATGAAGATAAATCTTCTCTTTATCAAATTCCATATAAGAATATGGTAAAGTATATGTTTGAGATGCCTGATGATGCATCATTTGAAATGCTCTATGGAAATCTTAAGACTCAAGGAACGATTAGTTTTTGGAGCACTTCTTTTATTCGTGGAACTACTTTGGATAATGCAATCATTATCGTAGATGAATTCCAGAACTTAAATTTCCACGAACTAGATTCTATTATCACACGTGTGGGTGAGAACTCTAAGATTATGTTCTGTGGTGATGCCACACAGAGTGATTTAATTAAGACTAATGAGAAGAATGGTATTATTGATTTTATGAAGATTCTTCGTGCTATGCCTTCAGTTGATATTGTTGAATTTGGTGTTGATGATATTGTCCGTTCTGGATTTGTAAAAGAATATATTCTAGCAAAAATGGAAACTATTGTATGAGTTTTAATCATGTAGAATTGGATCTACCGATTCTTGAACGAGAACTGGTAGATAATGTGAGGTATTATAAGTTACCCTCAGGTAATAAAAAGTTAGTATCAATCACTTCAGTAATTAGTCATTATAAGAAAGATTTCTTTAATGCGTGGAGAAAGAGAGTAGGAGCAGAAGAGGCAGATAAGATTACCAAGAGAGCAACAAGTCGGGGAACCGATATGCATACTCTTGTTGAATATCATTTATTGAACAAAGAACTTCCTTCAGTCCAACCAATTTCGGAGCATCTCTTTAAGATTGCTAAACCGACATTAGAGCGCATAAATAATATCTATGCGCTTGAAGGTGCATTGTACAGTGAAGTACTTGGTATTGCAGGTACTTGTGACTGTATAGCAGAATTTGATGGTGAACTTTCAATTATTGACTTTAAGTCATCAAAGCAACCAAAACCAAGAGACTGGATTGATGGATATTTCGTTCAGTGTGCAGCATATGCAGCAATGCTCTATGAACTCACTGGACTAATAGTTAAAAAGTTTGTAATTATTATGTCCTGTGAAGACGGGGATTGTGTGGTTTACGAAGAACGGGATAAGAAAAAATATCTAAAATTGCTTACAGAATATATTAGAAAGTTTGTTAATGATAAGTTAAACGAATTGACTGAATAAGAAAATGCTGATATACTCAGTATAAGTTTACGTTTAAAATTTTGCATATAACAGTTTTAGGTCAAATGGAAAATGAATTAGAAAAAGTTTTAGAAAGTAAATTCTTTTGTCCATCAAAGTTCGCACAAGAGATTGAAGGGCTTGTTCAGATTAATCCTGAAATGAATTACATTGATGCCATCATTTATTTCTGCGAACAAAATGGTATTGATTTAGAGTCAGTTCCGAAACTAATTTCTAAACCATTGAAGGAAAAGATTAAATATGAAGCAATGGAACTAAACTTCCTGAAGAAAACATCCCGTGCAAAGTTAGTATTTTGAATGGCACCATTTGATTGTTATAAAACTTATTTGGCATTAAAGAATCATTTTACTAAAAGTTCATACGATTATCATAAGTACAACAAAAAGACGAGAGCAAGTCTTCAATCTTTCTATAAACGTAAAGACAGGTTCTGGTTTGAGAAGTTGTCTAGGCAAAAAGATGAGAAAGAAGTTGAAGACTTTTTTGTAGCAAATTTTGTCTCTTGTAATGACCCAGAAACACTTTGGATTGGTGAGATTATAAAAGAAGGAGAAGATAGATACACTCAGTGGCAGAAGAAAGTACAATCTCTTTCTTATGTTTTTAAAGAAGAATCTGAGAGTCTATTTGAAGAGAATAAGTTTGAAGATGTTTTTAACTGCTCTAAGGGTCATCCACCTCTTCTGAAAAAATTCCTTATCGGTAAAATTAGTATAGAAACCCTAGTCATTTACAACAAGATATTCCTGTTCGGGAATAAGTTTGATAAGAAACTTAAAGACCCTGTATGGGAAACCGTAAGTCGCAGAATTAAGAAATACGAACCTTTCCTACATATAGATGTACTGCGTTATCGCAAAATTTTAAAACAATTAGTTCTAGGAGAGCAATGAGTTTTTTTGATTCTGATGTCGTCCGTGCTGAGATGGCAGAAATCTCTGAATTGCAGGAAGAAGTTTATTCAAACGTCTTTAAGTTTCCTGCTATGTCTAGAGAAGAAAAACTTGAGCACGTAAAACTTTTGGAAAGATTGTTGGATAAACAGAAAGTTCTTTATACTAGAATGACTTTATCTGATGACTCTGAAGCAAAAGAAATGAAAGAGCGTATTGTTGATGCTGCTATCGTAATGGGTATGCCCCCTGGAACTGATATGAACATCATCTTAAACAATATGTCTAAGATGCTTGAAGTTATGAAAGAACAGATTGACAAGACAGGTTCAGACCTGTAGAATAACGAAGTACACAAAGGCCAAATCTAAACAAATACAAGGAAATTAAAATGAGTTTTCAAAATCTTAAAAAGCAATCTTCACTTGGTTCACTCACAGAAAAACTAGTGAAGCAAGTAGAAAAACTTAATACCACTTCTGGCGGCGCCGATGAGCGTCTATGGAAGCCAGTGATGGACAAAGGGGGTATGGGTTCCGCAGTTATCCGTTTTCTTCCAGCACCTGATGGTGAAGATGTACCCTGGGCAAAAATGTATACTCACGCATTCCAAGGTCCTGGTGGTTGGTATATTGAAAACAGCCTGACTACCATCGGTCAAAAGGACCCAGTGAGCGAATTCAATCGTGGTCTGTGGAACAGTGGTAGTGAGCAAGATAAGGAGACTGTACGTAAGCAAAAGCGCAAACTGTCTTACTACTCCAACATCTACGTCGTAAAGGACCCTGCAAATCCTCAGAACGAGGGTAAAGTATTTCTCTTTAAGTATGGTAAGAAGATCTTTGATAAGATTCTAAATGCTATGCAACCTGAGTTTGATGATGAAGATCCAATCAATCCCTTTGATTTCTGGCAGGGTGCTAACTTCAAACTTAAGATTGTAAAGAAGGATGGTTACTGGAACTATGACAAGTCAGAGTTTGACCGAGTTGCACCACTCCTGGATGATGATGATGCTCTTGAAGCCATCTGGAAGAAAGAGTATTCGCTAGCAGCAATCACAGCAGCAGATCAGTTCAAGTCATATGAAGACCTAGAGCGTCGTATGAACTATGTTCTAGGACTTAGTAAGACTTCATCTCCTGTCCAGTCTCGTGCTGTAGTGCAGCAAGAAGATGAACTAGAATCCTACACTCAAACTTCAAGTCGTGAAGAGCGAGTAATGGAAGAACTAGAAGAGTCTTATAGTCGTGCTAAGTCACCTTCACTTCCTAAGATTTCTCAGGATGATGAGGATGATGATGACGCTCTATCATACTTCCAAAAACTAGCAGAAGATTGATTACATAAACAATCTTATATTATCTCCTCTCTTCAAGGTAGCACTCACAAACTGGGTGCTACCATTTTTGTAAGTCATAATATCATCAAGGTCATTGTAGAATACATTTAGATATCTTGGTTTTAGAATATAAATGTTTCTCTTATTGTCTTCAATATTAGATTCGTACTGATAGTTTGTAATAGGATTTACAAAGTCTGAAGATGGAATGAGAGCAGTGTTACCTAGTCCAGGGTCCCAGAACTCGTAGTAATAAGAGTTACCGCGAGTTTCTGATGTCTCTGGAAGTACATAACTAATCAACTCTGTTCTTGCTGTTGATAGAGTTGGAGTAGCAACATTTGGTGTTGATGCTAACTCATAAGTAAAGTTGAATACAATTTCACCAGAGAACGCAGTAATACTAGTAACTACAAATCTTCCGTTATATTCAACTTCAGAAACTCCATCAATAATCACTTCACTTCCAACTTCAAGACCTATAATACCGTTGGTTGTTGCTACATTTACAACTGTAGAGGGATTAACACCATCACCAGAAAAAATAGAAAGGATTGATGAGTTACTGATTTCTACAAAGTTACCATTGGTCTTCCAGTCTGGTGGGATGCGAATACCAGACTTTAGAACAACAGCACCTAAAGAGTTACGTATTTCTTCGGTTTCGTAATGATGTATTCCAGAGTATAAGTTTTCGTAAGAACCATATTTTTCAAGCATTACCTTATCAAAGGTTCTCTGAGTCATAGGCCATTCTGATTGAACATTCAGAATGTTATTTGATAAGAGAACTACCCAGTCTAAAGTATCATCATTGTAATATTTGAAAGCAACATTATCTGGTCTTTCGTCACCAACGATAGAATACTTTTCAAAGAAGTTTAGATTACCAAAAATATCTTCTCTTAGTTTCGCACGTTTGAATAGATTTTTAACGGGAACATAATCAGAAATATTATGCTCGCCAGGATTTCTACTGACGTATTCGAAGTTTGGTATCTGTCTGAAATAAGGTTTCGCCATTTTATGCTCCTATTGGATGATTTGATACTGGATCTCCAACACCATAGTCAAATGTATCATAATCTTTATCATAAATTGGAGTGAGTTCTTGGAATGATAGTGTTACATTATAAGCAACCATTGTACCATCACCATAAGTTGCATAACTTCCAAGAGGAGTATAGTCAACAGAACAATTAGTAAGAGCACACATCTTGATTAGATTTATTGATGGATGTATTTCTCTATTAGGTCCATACAAATATCTTATTTTAAAAACATTAGGTGCTTTTAGGAATAGATTATTTGTTTCTTTTATGGTTGCCATATTTTTTTTAAAGAATTTTATAATATCTTTTACTGTCTTTGCTTCATCTTTATTTCTTGGAGACATTCTAAATGTAAAGTTAAAAGGT